GAACAACAAGGTAAAGACATCCTAATATCCAAAGGGGTATGGGAAGAGGTAACCGAAGAGGGTGTAACAACCATGCAGTTTACAAACGGAACAGCAGCAGTAGTAAACATTGGTAAGGTGGTTGAGACACCAGGGACTTACGGTCCTGATGGTCACGAGATAACACCACCAGTTTATTACCCAGGGTGGGCGTATGATGTAATGTCTAGCGACCTACTTGATTTCGGAACATACGAAGTATTCCCAGGGAATGCAGCAGCACATAGTTTTATGGGTTGGCCAAGAGGCGCAGAGGTACCTCCGGCAGAGTAAAGCGTTAAATAAAATTATTGCACGTAATAATATAACCATGCTAAAGTAGCATACCCAATTAAGTTAAATTAAATAAAATAAAATGGAATTCAATTTACCAAGCCAGATTGTAAAAGATCTAAGTTTCGGAGACGAAGCACGTAATAAAATATTGTCAGGTGTTTATAAATTATCAAACGCAGTCAAGTCCACATTAGGGGCTTCAGGAAAGTGCGTGATATATGAGGACGCAATGGGCAGACCGGTGATAACAAAAGACGGGGTAACCGTTGCAGAAAGCGTAGTCTTAATGGACCCGGTCGAGAATATAGGTGCTACCTTAATAAAGGAGGCAGCTAATAATACAGTGAAAGAAGCAGGAGACGGTACTACTACAGCTACCGTCCTTGCTACTTCATTATTAACAGGATTAAACAATTACAAGGGTGAAGAAAAGATTAGAAGTATTAAAGACGGCATTTCTGAATGTTATAAAGAAGTTGTGGATTACCTTGACAATGCCAGCATACCAGTTGAAGGCGAAATGCTTAGGCAAGTTGCTTATATTAGTTGCAATAACGACAGTAGTCTTGGAGACAAAATTGGAGAAGCTTTTGAAAAAGTTGGCAAAAATGGAGTCGTTCTAATGGAAGACTCTGAAACAAATGATACTTATGTTGATTTTGTTGAGGGGACACAATTTGAAGCGGGTATAAAATCTCCGCATTTACTAACTGACAAAGACAAAGGTACGGCAGTGTTGGAAAACCCGTATGTATTAATAGTTAGTTCGAACATACCAAGTGTACGACGTATACAGAGTATATTGGAGCATGTAGTTAAAACTAAAAGAGCATTACTTATAGTCGCACCTATGGATCAGCAGCCGTATGCCACTTTATTAGCCAACAAGGTTAAGGGCAATATTAAAGTCAATATTGTTGACCTACCCGGTTTTGGCCCAACTAAGCAAGACACTATAGAAGACCTGGCCATATTAACCGGCGCTACAGTCGTTAACGAGGAGTTAGGGGACGATTTAGATTTAATTAGCCCTGATGTATTAGGAGAAGCAATTAAGTCCGTTACAGACGCTAAAAACACTACGTTGCAAATTAAAGAAGCAACCGAAGATCTATCAGATAGAATAGCAGAAGTAGAAAACAAAATTGACAAAGAAACAAACGGATATATTAAAAAGAAATTAGAGCAGCGTTTATCAATGCTAACTGGTAAGGTTGGTGTTATATATGTAGGAGCCGATTCTGCCGTAGAGTTAAAAGAAAAGAAAGACAGAGTAGAAGACGCTATTCACGCAACTAAAGCTGCTTTGCAAGAAGGTATTATACCAGGTGGTGGAACTGCTTTATTAAATGCGTCTCAACTTATAGAACCTAAGAATGACGGGTACAAAATATTGCTAGAAGCAATACAATCACCTTATAACATTATATTAGATAACGCAGGTTACTCTGATTATATATCACCCAAAGAAAAATCTATAGAAGCCGGTAGCGGTGAAGAAGACGATTGGGTTGGCGTAGGTGTTGACGTCACTTGTGGGTGTTATAAAAGAATGGTTCATAACGGTATTATAGATCCGGTACTGGTAACTAAGTCTGCATTAAAGAATGCGATAAGTGTTGCTACTACTATTATCTCAGCCGATTGTATAATCTCAAATGTAAGATCTCTTGAAAGCAATTAATTATTATATCGTAATAGATAAGATAAAGGAAGCGCCGAAAACGGTTGCTGGCCTAGAATTAACTGAAACACAGAACACAGACATTAGGTATTTAAAAGCCGAGGTTATAAGCGCTGGAGACAAGGTTGATTATATAAAAGAAGGTAGTGTTGTTAGATATGATAAACACGCTGGTCACGGGATAGAATGGAATGACAGGATGTACCATGTTATTACTATAAACGATATTGTTTTAGTTGAATGAGACTAAGCGCACAAGATTTAAGGAATAAGAACATATTTAAGTATTACAGGCTTGTCAGAAGATGGGCTTGTAAAACTTACGATTTGAAAGATGCAGATTTAGAGTTACTTATTTATTTAGATTGTAAAAACCATTTTATACGTAATGATTTTATTAAAGGTGCATACACCTATTCTTGGGATAAAGCAAGGTGGGAAAGATTACGTAAGAACGATTGGATAACTGTTTTTAGCAAAAGAAACAGGACAACAATGAAGTACAATACGTATACAACTTCTTTTAAGTGTAAGCAACTTATAACTAGAATATATAGAATACTACTAGGTGAAGAAGATTTGCCTACATCAGAAAGGAGTACTTTTTATAAAAACAAAACATATACCGATAAGGTTTTCAATCATGCGATTGATAATATGATTAAAGATAACGAACGATAAAACAAACACTATGGCATTTAGGCTAAAACCGCATTCTGAAATATTTGGCTTGCATGACGCTACATCAGAGTTTGGCACACCTGTTATTATAAAAGACGATTTGGAAAAAGGAGTACAGGCAGAGGCTAATAGAGATGGAACAATCTTTGTTAGCTCAGACTTGCCTGAAAGCAAAGTGCAAGATGCTGTAAACCACGAAAAAGTTCATTTAGATCAAATGGCTTCTGGTAGATTGCAATACTCAGACGATTCTGTTACTTGGAAACGAGATACTAGATCTCCTGCTAGAAAATACGACAGAGCTACAATGAATGAGGGGCACCCTGATTTTGAGTGGGAAAACGAAGCATACAAACAATCATAATTATGGGATTAAATTTTAGAGGAGAAGCTAATAGGCTAGGCAAAAGAAACCAACACGGGTTTCAAGAAAAATCGGCGCCAGGTCCAAGACAAGGCCAAGGTGGTGATCAGCCAGGTAGTTTAGCTAGAGCAGAAAAAAGGTTTGGTAACATAACTAGTCCTGCTAAAATAAAGAAAAACTTTTACGGAGGCGAAGCTTATTTCCAAGACGGATATAGTGGAGACTTAGGAAAGAGTAGGCCTATAACGCAAAAGTCAAGATCTCCTTTAAAAATAAATGAGGCATTGGTTACAGGAGCAGGTAGAGCAGCAAAAAAGTTTGTGGATATTGGCTCTTCTATGTCAGAAGGCTTTAGCCCACCAGCACCTGCTACGGCAGTAGATCCCGGAGGCCCAGAGCCATTAGCCGCGGATTTAGATCCTAACGTTAATGACGGAACAAAACCACCAGCAAATACAGAAACAACAAAAACAGATAAAGATGAATAACAAACCAATTACAGCCAGGGTTAAAAGTGGCATGTTCAAAACAAAAGAGCCTTTACTAAATGTAGGACCGGCTGGAGTTGACGGAAACAATAAGACTCGCACTATGCCTTCTCCAAGTAAAATGAAAGGCTACGCAATGAAGTCTTCACCTTTTAAGCAAGCAAAAACAACTAAGGACGTTGTTACAGAGGCTATTAAAGACCAAATAACAGACAAGGGCATAAGTCTTGAAAAAATAACAAAGACAAAAAAACCCGGATCTAGCGGAACCCCTCCTGTAGTTACTACAGACAACTATGATGCTGCTGTTGCGGCTGAAGGAACAAAAATTGTTGACCCCTCTAAAATTACCCCAGCTATGACAGCTGAAGCTAATAAGAGAAGAGCAGATGCTAAAGCAAAAGACGAAGCCGCCTCTAAAGCGGGGACTAGCGGAACAGAAGGTAAAGAAGAAAGTACAAAAACCGCTATTATTGAAAAAGTGGCACGCACAGGAGAGGCGTCAACTGCTTACGGTACTCGTAATAACTTAAGGAAAGCTAAGGTAGCTGCTCGTAATGCAAAAAAATACCAAAGGAAACAAGATAAAGCCGACCGCAGAAAAGATCCAGAAAAGTATGATGCAAAAGAACAAAGACGCGCCAGAAAAGAAACTGCATCTCAATCAATAAAAAAAGTTGCGGACTCTGAAGTAAGAAACGCGCAAATACAATCTAAACAAGGTAAAACTGGGTTTTCAGGAAATAAAAGAACGGTGCTGGACGATGTTAATGTACAGCAAGGAGAAAAAACCACGAAAGAGCAAAGAGACCTAGGAACACCTGTTACAATGAAAAACACAGGATTCTTTAAAAAGAAATCACCTATGAAAATGAATTACTTTAAAAAGTGAAAGCAAAAGGACTAGGAGATACAATAGAAAAAATTACAACCGTAACCGGAATAAAGAAAGCTGTTAAGGCTTTGCCATGGGATTGCGGTTGTGATAAAAGACAGAAAGCATTAAATAAGATGTTCCCGTATAAATAATAATTAAATTTAATTAAATGAAAAAAGATTACACTGAATTCGAGGTTGTCAAAGACAATCAGCTTAGCGAATCCGAATTAAAAGAATTGCAAACAGCTGTTGACAGGGTCAACGAGGCACAAATGCAAATAGGCGGCATTGAAGCCCACAAGGCTAAGCTGCTAATTGACATCGCTTTGTTTACTAAAGAGGTTGAAAGCACACAAAAAATACTTGCGGCAAAATATGGCGACGTAAGTATTAATCTTAACACGGGAGAATTTACAGACAATGCAGCTGATAAGAAAGATTAGTGTCGGCAAAGACTATAAGAATGATGCCATGCACTATACTGTTGGGCAGGAAGTGTACGGCGGTCATACTATAGAAAACATTATAGAAGAGGAAACAAAGTACTCGATCTATATATCAAAAGGGGATGTTATCATGCCATGGAAAGACTTCAATAAGAATATGTCTATATCCGTGGAATACAATATTGCATGGTAGAATGCAGAGTGTATTTAATTACCTAGTATCGCCAAAAGGTGCTAGAACGACAGGACAAACAACTATCGACGGGCAAGAGCTATTGCTTAATACTGAATTACAAAACCATGAATACTCGAATAGAGTTGGCGTTGTTTTAAGTTTACCATTAGCGGAGAAATATAAAGAAATAAAAGAAGGTGATGAGGTTATAGTACATCACAATGTATTCAGAAGATTTAGAGATGTAAGAGGTAAAGAGAAAAATAGTAAAAGCTATCTAACTGAAGAAACCTACTTAGCGCAACCTGATCAGATATACGCTTACAGAAGAAACGGTGAGTGGAAAGCATTAGAAGGTTTTTGCTTTGTAATGCCGGTTAAAGAAACCAAAATGTTTTCAATGGATTTTGAAAAGCCTTTAATAGGACTTATTAAGTACAGCGAAGAAATAGGTCTTGACACATTGATAGGTTTTAGACCTACATCAGAATACGAGTTTATTATAGACGGGCAGAGGTTATACCGAGTACCCAACAATTCAATTACAATCAATTATGGACATAAAGGAAACGAAGAGGAATATAATCCGAGCTGGGCACAGAGCAGTAGAGGAACTCATTAAAGTAGCTAAAGAAGACATCGTGGATTCAGACGATGACATTTCAGCAGACAGACTTAAGAATGCAGCAGCTACAAAAAAGCTAGCTATATTTGACGCATTTGAAATACTTAACCGTATTGAAGAGGAAGAAAGAATCCTCGAGAATAAACCTAGGCAAGAAGTTGAAACTACTAGCTTCGGTGGATTTGCTGAAAATAGATCCAAATAATGTATACCCAAGAACTATACCAAATAATAGAACCTATAAGACGCACCACAATTACGCGGCTTAATAAAGGTAAAAAATGGGAATATGGCTATAACAAGGAACATGATGTTGTTGTTATAAGCAAGACTGGACAAATAGGCGAAATCTATAATATACAAAATCTAAAGATAGCGCTGCCTAAATCTCCAGGCAAATTAAGTAAAGCTACTAACAAATGGACTCCAGAGGAATACCCAAAAGAATTGAAAGGCATAAAAAGCATTTTTGATTGGAGGGATTACCCTGAGGGATTCAAAACAAAATGGGGGGAATATATAGATGAAAATTTCAACAAAAGAGAAAACGGTCATTGGTTCAATAATAAAGGCGTGGATACTTACCTTACTGGTACTCACTTTATGTACTTGCAGTGGACCAAGATTGACGTTGGGCAACCTGACTTTAGAGAGTCAAACAGATTATTCTTTATATTCTGGGAAGCTTGTAAAGCCGACAGAAGATGTTATGGTATGTGTTATCTCAAGAACAGACGTTCGGGTTTTTCGTTCATGGGGTCAGGGGAGACAGTTAACCTCGCAACCATATCAAGCGATGCACGGATTGGAATATTGTCCAAATCTGGGGCCGATGCGAAGAAAATGTTCACCGATAAGGTTGTACCCATATCTGTTAACTACCCATTTTTTTTCAAACCAATACAAGACGGAATGGACCGTCCCAAGACAGAACTCGCATACAGAGTACCAGCATCCAAATTCACACGACGCAGACTCGATTCGAATGACAAGACGGAATCACTCACGGGCCTCGATACCACCATTGACTGGAAGAACACCGGGGACAATGCGTACGATGGGGAGAAACTTAAACTCCTCGTCCACGATGAGAGCGGTAAATGGGAAAGGCCGAACAACATCCTCAACAACTGGAGGGTCACGAAGACAACATTAAGATTAGGTAGTCGTATTATTGGCAAGTGCATGATGGGATCAACATCAAACGCATTAGATAAAGGAGGAGAGAATTTTAAAAAGCTATATAATAGCTCAGACGTAACTAAAAGAAATGCCAACGGTCAAACTAGATCCGGACTGTATTCCTTGTTTATTCCCATGGAATGGAATTACGAAGGCTTTATAGATGAATACGGGCACGCTGTATTTAATACGCCACCAGAAGGCACTGTGGACCCGCACGGAGACGTTATAGACGTCGGGGTTATAGAGCACTGGAATAATGAGGTTGAAGGATTAAAAGGCGACCAGGATGCTCTAAATGAGTTTTACCGACAATTCCCTAGAACAGAGGAACACGCTTTTAGAGATGAAACAAAAAATAGTATATTTAATTTAGCAAAAATATACGAACAAATAGATTACAACGAAGACCTAAGAAACAGTAATGTATTAACTAAAGGTAGTTTTCATTGGGAAAACGGTGTTAAAGATACCAAGGTAATATTTACACCAAACCCTCAAGGAAGATTTTTAATTTCTTGGACACCTGAATATAATATACAAAACAGACAAGTAATTAAGAACGGCGTTAAACATCCTGGCAATGAACACATGGGTGCTTTTGGTTGTGATAGTTACGATATATCAGGTACAACCGACGGTAGAGGATCCAAGGGAGCTTTGCACGGTTTAACCAAGTTTAGTATGGAAGATGCTCCACCAAGTACTTTCTTTTTAGAGTATGTGGCAAGGCCTCAAACCGCTGAAATATTTTTTGAAGATGTTCTTATGGCCTGTGTATTTTATGGAATGCCCTTGTTGTGCGAAAATAACAAGCCAAGGCTTTTGTATTATTTTAAAAGAAGAGGTTATAGAGGTTACTCTATGAATAGACCAGATAAGTTATGGAACAAGTTATCTGTGACTGAGAAAGAAATAGGTGGAATACCAAATTCAAGTGAGGATATAAAACAAGCACACGCTGCTGCTATTGAAATGTATATAGACAGACACGTAGGGCTTAATGACGAAGGAGAGTACGGGACAATGTATTTTAATGAGACGTTAAACGATTGGTCTAAATTTGATATAAATAATAGGACGAAGTTTGATGCAGCTATTAGCTCTGGGCTTGCCATAATGGCTTGCAACAAAGATCTATATAGGCCTAGTAATGTTAGGCAGAAGCAAGTTGTTAATTTAAGATTTGCGAAATATACCCACGAAGGTAACGCATCAAAAATAATAAAAAGATAATATGGCGATAAATGCAGTAAATAGTTTTTTCCCTAGCCAGGTGGTAAGTGACCAAGAAAAAGTTTCTGAGAGTTACGGATTACAGGTTGGTAGAGCGATTCAAAACGAATGGTTTTCCAGTAATACAGGGACAACTCGCTATAGAAGTAATCAAAATACTTTTCATAATTTAAGGCTATATGCAAGAGGTGAACAGCCTGTGCAGAAGTATAAAGACGAACTTTCTATTAATGGGGATTTATCTTACTTGAATTTAGACTGGAAACCCGTTCCTATACTATCAAAGTTTGTTGATATAGTTGTAAACGGTATTGCTGATAGGTCTTTTGATATTACTACTTATTCACAAGATCCGTACGGTATAAGTAAAAGATCTGCTTATATGGAATCCGTAATAAGAGATAAGCAAACGGAAGAGCTTAACAATTTTGCGCAAGAAAACTTTGGTATTAATCTTTTTGAAAACCCCCCAGAAACATTACCCGATTCACAAGAAGAGCTTGACATACACATGCAGCTTACTTACAAGCAAGGTATTGAAATAGCGGAGGAAACTGCCCTTAATACATTACTTGACGAAAACAGATATGATTTAACAAAAAGGAGAACTTATTTGGATCTTGCTACTTTAGGTATTGGAGCTGTTAAAAATAACTTTTCAGAATCAGAAGGAGTAACTATTGATTACGTTGATCCAGCTTATTTAGTATATTCTTATACTGAGGACCCTTATTTTCAAGACATATATTATGCGGGAGAAGTTAAGTTCGTGCCAATAAACGAGCTTAAAAAGCAATTCCCAAATTTAACGCAGGATCAATTAGAAAGAATCCAGCAACAAGGAACACAAAATTACGGCGTCTTTGATACTAACGTCAGCAACGAATATAACAACAATAGAGATTCAAACGTCATACAGGTTTTATACTTTAATTATAAAACTTACATGAATGAAGTATACAAAGTTAAAGAAACTTCCACAGGAGCAACTAAGATAATAGTAAGAGACGATCAGTTTGATCCACCAGTAGAAATGCTTGAGGAGCAATTTGGCAAAATGTCAAGATCACTTGAGGTACTTTACGAAGGGGTAATGATTGTTGGTACTGATATTATGCTTAAATGGGAAATGGCGAAAAACATGATGCGCCCCAAAAGCGATGTGTCTAAGGTTAAAATGAATTACGCTATTACTGCCCCTAGAATGTATAAGGGTAGAATAGAATCATTAGTAAGCAAGTGTACAGGATTTGCTGATATGGTACAGTTAACTCACTTGAAATTACAACAAGTGTTACAAAGAATGATACCTGATGGTGTTTATCTTGACGCTGATGGAATCAACGAGGTTGATTTAGGTAATGGCACAAATTACAATCCACAGGAAGCACTGAATATGTTTTTTCAAACAGGTTCTATAATAGGTAGATCATTTACGCAAGAAGGAGACATGAATCCTGGTAAAGTACCTATACAAGAAGTACCTACTGGTAGTGGTGGTCAAAAGCTACAAACATTAATATCTACGTACAACTATTATCTTCAAATGATAAGAGATGTAACTGGATTAAATGAAGCAAGAGACGGGTCTACACCTGATTCTAGAGCATTAGTAGGTGTACAAAAATTAGCAGCAGCAAATTCAAACACTGCAACAAGGCATATACTTGACTCTGGGTTGTATTTAACAAGAGAGCTTTGTGAATGTTTGTCACTTAGAATATCGGATATAATAGAGTATCATCCAGCTAAGGAAGCATTTATAACCAAAATAGGTAAATTTAATGTAGGTATCCTGGAGGAAATGTCGGATTTATACATGCACGATTTTGGAATATCCCTTGAACTAATGCCCGACGCAGAAGAATCCGCTATGCTTGAAAACAATGTTCAGGTTGCTTTACAACAAGGATCTATAGATTTATCTGATGCTATTGACATACGAGAAGTTAAAAATATAAAGCTAGCAAACCAATTGCTAAAAGTTAAGCAGAAGCAACGACAAGCTAGGTTACAGGCAGAGCAACAAGCTAATATACAAGCCCAAGCCCAGGCAAATGCTCAAGCGCAACAGGTTGCTGCTCAGGCAGAAATACAAAAAGATCAAGCTCTATTTCAAACTAAGGCACAACTAGAACAACTCAAAGGCCAATTAAGACAACAAGAAATGTCTACGGAAGTAGCCGCCAAGAAAGAGTTAATGGGATTAGAATTCCAGTATAACATGCAGCTTAAGGGTCTTGAGGTAAACAAAAATCAAGCCAAAGAAAAGGAAATGGAGGATCGCAAGGACCAACGCACAAGAATACAAGGTACTCAACAAAGTGAAATGATCGAGCAAAGAAAAAACGATTCTCCAGCTAAAAACTTTGAGTCTGCAGGAAATGACGTAATGGACGGAGGATTTGGCTTAGGAGGGTTCGATCCTAGGTAATAATAATAATAGTAACAATAATTATATAATATTTTATCATGGAAGAAAATCAAGAAATTGCAGAACAGCCGGTAACAGAAGTCACGGTTGAGGATACAAGCCCAACATCAATGGGAGACGACGGAACAATTAAACTGGACATGGGCAAATTTACTGAGCCTGTGGCAGAAACACCTATCGAGCAACCAGTTGAAGAACAGCTAATTGCAGAAACACCAGCAGAGGCGCCAGCAGAACCTGTATTAGAAACAGCAATCGAGGACACTGTTTTAGAAGAGATAACAGAAGAAGAGGTTGTGGAACAAGTGGAAGAACTTGCTGAGCAGGTTGAACAAGCTGTAGTTGAAGCCAGCGCGGGCATTGAATTACCAGAAAATATACAGAAGGTTGTGGACTTCATGAACGAGACAAGCGGATCTCTTGAAGACTACGTTAAGCTTAATCAAAATTACGAGGATCTTGACGCAGAACAATTACTTAAAGAATATTACGCAGATACAAAACCTCATTTAGATAAAGAAGATATTGAATTCTTAATGGAAGACAAATTTCTTTATGACGAGGATATGGACGAGGAGCGTGACATAAAAAGAAAAAAATTAGCCCGAAGAGAAGAGCTAGCAAAAGCTAAAGCACATCTTACTGGATTAAAAGATAAATATTACGAAGAAATTCGTGGAGGTGCTAGATTAGCGCCTGAACAAAAGAAAGCGGTAGAATTTTTCAATCGCTATACAAAAGAAAACGAAACAGCAACTCAATTAGCTAAAAAGCAATCAGAGGTGTTTTTAAACAAAACAGAAAACGTTTTTAACCAAGATTTCAAAGGTTTTGATTATCAGGTTGGGGACAAAAAATTCCGTTTTAAAGTTAAAGACGCTCCTTCTGTTAAGGAGACCCAAAGTGACATTAACAATTTCGTCAAGAAGTTCTTAGACAAAGATAATGCAATGTCAGATGCTGCGGGTTACCATAAGGGATTATTTACAGCTATGAATGCAGATTCAATTGCAAATCATTTTTATGAGCAAGGCAAAGCCGATGCAATGAAAACGAGTATAACCAATTCGAAAAACGTACAAATGGGCGCGAGAGGCGTTCACGAAGATGTTAAAGCACCGAATGGTTGGTCAGTTAGATCTGTTGATTCCGGGGGAAGTGGTTCAAAATTAAAAATCAAAACATTTAAACACATTAAATAACAAAAATTATGGCATTTGCAACAGCGCCAGCTACATTAGCTAACCTGGCACATTTAACACCACGCCCTGTAAAAGGATTATTCGGAGACAACTATTTAGCTCTCGCGGATATGGATTGGGCACAACAATTTTTACCTGAGGTATACGAAAAAGAAATTGAGCGTTATGGAAACAGAACAATCACCGGATTTTTACGTATGGTCGGAGCAGAGATGCCTATGGCGTCGGATCAAGTAGTTTGGTCAGAACAAGGAAGACTACACATTGCTTACGATACTGCTACTTCTGGTGCAGCCGCAGCTAAAACTATTATATTACCTTCTCCTGGAGCAGATGGCAAAGTGCCATTACTAGGACCTGGTATGACAATTGTAGTAGCTAAAGGCAACACTACAGTAAAAGCTTTCGTAAAGTCTGTAGGGGCTTTAGCAGGTGGATTACAAACGTATAACATTGAAGTATATGATACTGCCAATGGTCAATTACCAGCAGCTTTAGCAGGGGCAACATCAGGAGCGCCACTTAGCTTATTCGTATATGGATCTGAGTATGGTAAAGGATCTAGCTTAGCTGGTAATTCAGTTGACGCTTCTTTTACAACTTTCAGTAACAAGCCAATCATCTTAAGAGACAAATATGCCGTTAACGGATCAGACGTTGCTCAAATCGGATGGGTTGAAGTTACTACTGAGATCGGAACTGGAGGATACCTATGGTACCTAAAGTCTGAGCATGAGTCTAGAATTCGTTTTGAAGATTACTTAGAGATGTCTATGGTTGAAGCCAAAGATGCTCAAAGTGCTTTCACTGACGCAGCGGGCGCTACTATCTCAGGTATGCAAGGTTTGTTTGATTCATTAGAAACTAGAGGACTAGTATTTAACGATCCAGATTTTGATGCCGCTACGGGTTTAACGCAATTTGACACTATATTACAAGAGCTTGATAAGCAAGGAGCGATTGAAGAGAACATGATGTTCTTAGATCGCGGTACTTCTTTAAGCATTGATAATATGTTGGCACAACAAAATTCTTATGGAGCAGGTGGTACATCTTACGGTGTATTTGAAAACTCTGAAGAAATGGCGTTGAATTTAGGATTTTCAGGATTCCGTAGAGGATCTTACGATTTCTACAAGACAGACTGGAAATACTTAAATGATTCTACAACTCGTGGACTTATTTCAGATATATCAGGAGTAATAGTTCCAGCAGGAACATCTACTGTATATGATCAACAATTAGGACAAAACATCTCACGACCTTTCTTACATATCCGTTATAGAGCTTCAGAAGCTGATGACAGACGTTTGAAATCTTGGGTAACTGGTTCAGTTGGTGGAAACTACACAAGTGACGAGGATGCAATGAATGTTCACTTCCTATCGGAAAGAACTATGTGTACTCAAGCAGCTAACAACTTTGTATTACTAAAAAATACATTGTAGTAAGTTTATTGTAATGATTACCCTCGTTGAATCTACGGGGGTAGTTATTACTACTATTAGCGACAGTAGCTAGTTATATTAAATAGTAACAGGCTATCGTCATACATTATTAACATTTATATTATATTATATTATGGCTAAAAAAGCTACAGCAAGCAAAGTTGAGGTTGCTCCTCAGGAAGAAGTAAAGCAAGTTGTTAAACCAATTGCTGAAATAAAAAAACCAAAAAACGAGTGGGTTATTAAAGACAGGCTATATGAGCTAACAAGATCGAAGCCCCTGGTTTTTACCTTGCCTACATCGCATGGTAATAAAAAAAGTTTATTACATTTTGATGAAGAGTTAGGTTACCAAAGAGAACTAAGATACGCGACAAACCAAAGATCCTGCTTTGTAGATGAGCAGCAAGGACAAGTGGTCATGGGGCGCATTGTATTTAGAGACGGTAAACTTAACGTTCCAAAAGAAAATGTAGTATTACAAAAACTATTATCTTTGTATCACCCAGCATTAAAAAGTGGAATATACGAAGAATACAAACCAGCACAACAAGCAAGCAATGAGGTTGACTGGATTGAGTTTGAATTACAAGCATTGAATCTAGCTAAGAGTTTAACTGTTGATGAAGCAGAGGCTATCTTACGCGTTGAAATGGGTGCATCTGTAACAGAACTATCATCTTCTGAAATAAAAAGAGATGTATTGATTTTTGCTAAAAAGAATCCAAACCTATTTATACAATTGGCTACGGATGAAAATACGCAATTAAGAAGTTTCGGAGCAAAAGCTGTTGAAATGGGTATATTAAATTTATCACAAGATCAAAGAACCTTTACATACGGAAATACCGGTAGAAAAGTAATGACAGTGCCGTTTGATGAGCATCCTTACTTTGCTTTGTCTGCATTTTTTAGAACAGACGAAGGTATGGAAATATACAAGGCAATAGAAAAAAGACTAAACTAGTCACCTTTATAGTAATAGGCTGCTGAAAGGTGGCCTATAACTATATAAAATAAAAAACAAATTATGGCTGTAAGCGTAGATACTGTTTATCAAAGAGTGTTAGCAATACTCAACAAAGAACAAAGAGGGTATCTTACCCCACAAGAATTTAATCTATTTGCAAACCAAGCGCAATTAGATATATTTGAACAATATTTTTACGACATCAACCAATTCGGTAGAGTGCCGGGCAATGATACAGAGTTTTCTGACATGCTCAATGTTCTGAACGAAAAAATAAACATTTTCGAAAAAAACGCCGCTTTAGTATACGGGGGAACTCACTGGGCTATACCTGCTGACTTATACAGATTAGGAACCATAGTGTACAATAACACAATAACTTCAAAGTCATTATATCCTGTGCCTAACACAGTGGTGACTACAGTAGTGCCTACTGAGGCAGAGCGAATAAACTTTAATGAGTTTATATACATAAATCAATCACCTTACACAAAACCATCTAATTCAAGACCAATATTTATAGCCAACGAAAACGGATATAGAGTATATGGTAATAGTGAGTTAACTACGGATGTCACATGTAATTATATAAAAGAACCCACACCAGCAGCATGGGCATACCAAATGGTTTACAATGAAGCTTTGTATGACGCATCTCAATCAGTAAATTTCCAGCTACATGAGTCCGAAGAAACAGAGCTAGTTATTAAAATATTAGAATTTGCAGGGCTGCTAGTGAAAGATATAGGTTTATACCAAATAGCAAACCAAATAGAAGGACAAACAAACCAACAAGAAAAAGCGTAATATATGGCATTAATAAATCAAACTCCAGAAGAATACTACTTAGGAGCAGACGGCGTATGGGATAGTGGTGATGAAAATTACGGTGATTACCAGTTTGTTAGCATAACAGATATTATAAACAACTTTATAGTTGCCTATGTTGGGCAGGATAAGCTAATAACCAAAGTAAAAAGAACTGATGTTGCTTATTGGGCGCAGCGAGCTATCCAGGAGTTTAGCTTTGATACACTGCCTCAGGATAAATCAATAGAAATTGAGATACCTCCGGGGCTATATATGGTGTTACCGCAAGATTATGTTAATTACACAAAGCTGTCTTGGACAGATAGCCGAGGTATAGAAAGAATAATATATAAAACCGATTTAACAAGTAATCCAAATGCTATTATACAAGATAGTGATTATGAGTATACTTTTGATAATGAAGGTAATATACCTTTAGCGGATGAGTCAGAAACATTGAAAAGATGGAATGCTAAAAGTAATTTCCCTTTGGCGGGAGCAGGCGGCGGTAACTGGGATTTAGTAAACAATCCAGACCTGTTAGCACTTTACGCTTATGGCGGAAGGTACGGTATAAACCCAGAGCAAGCTCAAGCAAACGGTACTTTTTACATTGATAGAATAAACGGGGTAATTAGATTTAGCTCAGATATAAGAGGAAGAATAGTTACATTAAAGTACATAAGTGACGGATTAAGTACTGCAGAGGATATGACTGTTCATAAGTTTGCGATGGATGCAATAGAAAAGTATATAGCTTATTCTATACTATCTACAAGATCTAACGTACAAGAGTATTTAGTTGCTAGATTCAAGAAGGTTGCTTCAGCAGCGAGAAGAAACGCTAAAATTAGATTGTCAGAGCTTAAGTCAGACCTAATGGCACAGGTATTTAGAAATCAATCAAAATGGATTAAACACTAAAATTAAATGGCAGAATTAATACGCACATTTACCTCGGGTAAAATGAACAAAGATCTTGATGAAAGGCTTGTTCCTAACGGAGAATATAGAGATGCTTTAAATTTAGAGTTAGCTTCTTCTGATAGCTCACAGGTTGGTACTTTTCAAAATATAAAAGGTAACTTAGAGCTAAGGTATAAAACATATAATCCAGTTACGCAGCAAAGAACTTTGTGGACCAGTGGTTATATTGACGACGATATTAATGACGCAGTATGTATAGGTTCTGTAGCTGACAGAAATTCAGATGAAATATATTGGTTTATAGCCTCAGGCCCAGGTGATATTAGTGCTATAGCTTCGTATAATACCGTAACAAAAGTAACAGCCCCGTTAATAGTAGACTATGACGAGGGTATCCTTAATTTTAGTAAGGATTACTTAATAACAGGTATAAATATAATAGAGGGTATACTAATGTGGACAGATAACCAAACTGAGCCCAAAAGTATAACCATAAAGGATTGGGTTAATTCAACCCCTGATTTTAGCACACACTCGCGAATATATGGGAGAGATTTTATTGAGCAAGATATTACTGTAATAAAAAAGTATCCATTAAATCCGCCTACAATATCATTATCTTCAGTTGCGCAGGAGGATAATGAGGGCAATATTGTTAATATATCTACTACTACGGACGCTAGTTTTATGATTTTAAATGGAGCAGGAGTTGCTACTCCAGTGTCTACCGGTACTGAAAAAACATTAACCTGGGCACAAAACCAGACCCCTCCTTTTTATAGAGAGGGAGATGTACTTATACTAACTCTTGATAATGAAGGCGAAACCGGTTCAGAAGTTGCAGAAATAAGATGCTCTATAGCAGGGATTATTCCACCTGAAGAAGGGGCTACACAAACAGGGGCTGATGTTATTGTGTTGAGCGTGGGGCCAAGTACAACAGGGGCGGATACAACAAACCCTCAACTATATAACGTAATACTCGAGCAGCAAGAACCGCTTTTTGAATTCAAGTTTGCCAGATTCGCTACAAGGTGGAAATATAAGAACAATCAGGTTTCTGCTTACTCTGCTTTTTCAAATGTAGCTTTTTTGCCAGGGGAGTTTGACTATTCTCCAAAAGAGGGTTATAACCTTGGTATGACTAACAATACTAGGCAGTTAACTATATCTAATTTTATACCTGCGGATATGCCAGGAGATGTTGAAGAAGTAGAAATACTTTACAAGGCATCGAACAATGCTAACGTGTATGTTGTTGATGGGTTTAAGTCTACAGACGCAGGTTGGCAAAACAACACTTTTGAAATAAAGACGGAAATAATAACTTCTGTAATACAAAGCAACCAGCTATTAAGACCTTATGACAATGTGCCTCGCAGAGCTCTCGCTCAAGAAGTAACAGCAAATAGATTAATATATGGCAACTACGTTCAAAATTTTACATTAAGCACTCCGTTTACCAAAGTTCCCTACAAAACAGATATGTCGGTTGGATTGTACTCTAGGACTATATCCACTGAGAACACAGGGCCTACTTATGTTAATACAAACAACGTATTAGTACACCCATCAATTAAAACAATGCGCACCTATCAAATAGGAGTGGCATATATGGATAAATACGGCAGAACAACACCTGTGCTCACGAGCAATAGTGCTTCTTTGGTTGTAGAAAAAGCATCTTCTGCTAGCGCAAACAATATAAGAGTAAGTTTAATAGGTAACCCACCCCAATATAAAACACTTACTGGCTATGAATCCTTTAGCCACTACAAGTACTATATTAAAGAAACTTCACGAGATTACTACAACTTGGCATTGGATAGGTTCTATGACGCAGAAGATGGCAATGTATGGCTTTCATTTCCGTCCGCAGAAAGAAATAAAGTGGACGAAGAAACATTTCTGATACTAAAAAAAGAACACGATAACAATATACCTGTTTTTGAAAAAAGCAGATATAAAGTGATAGCTATAGAAAACGAAGCTCCCTTGTTTTTAACGCAACAAAGACTAGGTAAAGGAAATCTTATTACCGACTTTGGCGGTGGGCAAGGAGCTACACCAGTAGAAGGAGGCAACGAATTGCAAGTCAGTAAAATTGACTTTAATGTTGCTTTTGGAGCAGAAACTCGTACTGAATCTGGTTTACAATTAAGAGTAACAGGATCTGCTGGTCAAGTAAGTGATTATTATAAAATATCTACTTTTTCACTTGACGGGACGCAAGCATTTGTTAGGATGGTGGTTTCTCCGGCATTTGGACCAGACGTAGATTTTGCTACAGTTTCCAGTGGGGCAGTTCCTATTGGTACAGGTATAACATTATATGACTTAACAGATACTAAAAAAGCAGAATTTACTGGTAGGTTTTTTGTTAAAGTGAACTCAGATAATATACTAAGAGAAAAAATACAGGCAGCTAGAAATAATAATAATACGTTTATTAGAAAAGCTATTGCCCCGCTTTGGAACTTTAGTTCCGCTAGTGAATTTAACAGCAGTTTCTGGAAAGAAGGAGGGACTTGGCCTCAGGTCGATGCCACCGGTAAAACAGGTAGAATATTCATTGATAGATTTAACCCTAAATGCGAAAGCAGGGGGCAGGGAACAGACATTGAAGGGAAAATAGTTATAACTGATGCTACCGGATACGGAGCGGGCAGAACCAACACTACAAATGGCCATGCCCACGGTATAGTGGACCGGAATCCTCGATTACTGGAGCAGCTTAATACAGTAGGAACTATGTTTAGGTTTGTAGATATAGGCAATGGCGTAGAAGATCCCACTGGGACTGTTTATGTTGTGACTAATAGCCAGCTTAATCTCGGAACTACTTATGACTGCACCAATAACTCAGGCCCTCTTTCAGGAAATGATGCTTGGGACGCGCAGACAAACCAATACGCTAGGTGGACACTTACATTTAAACAACTTGAAGGCGGCTCAACAGCACTCCCTTGGAATCCTTCCACTCTTCCAAATATTATTGAAGGCAGCGGCTCAGCATATAATTTTACTAATCCACTTGCATACGTGGGTATAGAGTTTTTAGCATCAGACCCAAATGATGATACTTTTTCTAGCTCTAGCCCTGCTATATTTGAAACGGAACCAAAAGAAGCTGCTGAATTAGATATATATTGGGAAGCTCCGGGTGTTTATGACATAAGTGATTTTGGACAAACCCAAGATTTAACTTGGTTTAATTGTTATTCATTTGCAAATGGTGTTGAGTCGGATCGCATTAGGGACGATTTTAACCAACCTATAATAGGAGATGGTGTCAAAGCTTCTGCAACGCTGGATGCGCCTTACACGGAGGAGCATAGATCCACAGGCCTTATATTCTCGCAAATATTTAACTCCGTATCAAGTACAAATAACTTAAATCAATTTATACAAGCGGAAGGCATTACTAAAGACGTAAACCCAGAGTATGGCAGTATACAGAAACTACACACAAGAGACACTGATTTAATTACCCTGTGTGAAAACAAGTCAATGAAAATATTAGCCAAGAAAGATGCTTTATTTAATGCAGACGGCAGCACTAACTTAACATCCAACGCAGCAGTATTGGGACAGACTATAACATTTCAAGGGGAATTCGGCATAGCCACTAACCCTGAGTCATTTGCGGAATTTGGTTTTAGAATGTATTACACTGATGCCAATAGAGGTTCGGTACTTAGATTGTCAGGCGACGGTATAACGGATATATCTGATTACGGCATGCACTCATTCTTTTCAGATAACTTAAATGTTAATAAAACTATAATAGGATCTTACGATGTTCAGAAAAGAAACTACAATATATCCTTAAACGCTCTAACTCCTTATTGGCAACAAACTTTAGGAGCAGGGACATTTGACAGGCTTAACAAGCACCCGCTGTGTAATCAATTTGTTAATAGTTTACCGACTACCAGCACGACTGTGTCATTTAAGGAAGATATAAACGGATTTACTTCAAGAAAAGTCTATGTGCCGGAATCAGCTACATATATAAACAACGTTTATTATACATTTAAAAACGGATTAATATATGAGCATGCAGCTAATCCTTTGTATAACACTTTTTACGGAGTAGGCCCTGGAGCTTCTGAACTTATTGGACCTTACTACGAAAGCTCTTTTAATACTATATTTAATGACAACCCAGCTATGGTTAAAGGGTACAAAACTTTAAACTATAGTGGTACTGACTCTAAAGAATACTCGTACACAAATACAAATGCTCCAAATCCGCAGTGGTTTTCATTAGCACAAATACAAGCAGCAAATATAACACCTGTTCGTGTAAGAGAAACAGAAGGCTGGTATGTTAATTCTATTGTTACAGACTTGCAAGAAGGACAACTAAAAGAATTTATAGATAAGGAAGGTAAAAAATTTAACTACATAAGGGGCATGGACACTTTCTATACAACAAATTGCGACAACAATGTAGATTCAAGGGAGTTTAGTGTGCAGGGTATAGGCAGGGCTAACGTGGTAAATGTTATTCAAACAGAATTCTTAGTTGTTAATAGTTTAGACACAGATTGCTTTACTCCAAGATAAAATAATAATAATATGATAACACTATATAACTTTACATTTGAGGTAGTAAGCTTTTATGAAACCGCAGGGAACGATTGGTCAATAAATAATCCAACTACGGAGTTACTTTTAACGCCTTTACCAGGGTATACATTGAATGCAGCTGATTTTTCGCCTACATTGCCTTACCCTCAATATGTCAATAGCGTATTATTTTTAAACAATGCCGGTAGCGGAACGGTTACATGCATAATAACATACGATTCCCCATCGGTAATGCCTAGTAGCAATGTATTTATTGAAATATGTGGATCAGGATTTGCTAGACCTTCGCTACTTAGTGTATCTGGACAAATAGACCAATGTAGCGTAAGTAATGTTAAAATTCCTTTACAAGGGGCACCTAGCGTTTCATATTCCGCTACTGGAGATTATGGGACAACTACAACTTTTAGCACATACACTGTAACTGCAAATACAACATATTACTTTCCTACAATGCCTACCTTAACTGTTGTAGACGGTGTGGCCAGTGATTATACAATTACGGGGGTTCCGTCCTATGACGCTAACGGGGAAATAGAGCAAGTTGTTTTTACTATTGCTTATACTTTTCCAGGAAACTCAGTAAGCGGAGACAATATATGCTTAACAGCAAACGCAGTGGTAACTTATAATCCACCTGTAAAAATAACATCATACTCCTTCCCGGTTGGCAATACCGTGCCTACGGGAGGAGAAACTAGAAACTTTACCGTAAACGGCGTAGAGGGTGCTAACTGGGCGTTAAATATAACGTCTTCTGGCTTATTTTCTCCGGTAAATGCTTCTGGCACTTTAGATAGCACGGGAACGTTCGTTGTTCCAGTCGTTTTCCCTTCGGTTACAGCTAATACAACGTACACGGTAACTTTAACAGGGGATCTAGCGAATACTTTTTGCACTGTTCCTCCTTATGTTCCTTGTCTAACAGGACAACCATCTGTGTTTACACTAAATCAATATGTTGACTCTACATTAAGTTTTGCTTTTACTAGTGCAAATACAAATATAACTCCGGACGCCGCAACTACTATTACACTTTTACCAGGGTCTAGTCAGCCTTCTCCTTTTAACGTTATAGTCACGGGTAGTTCAACAAGTATCCTTACAGTTGATTCTATACCTCCTCCTGCAGATTGGACAAATCAAGGCGGTCTTGTCGGCGGAAGTTGGGATTTTAATGTAATTAGTTCTAGTTTTGTAGTGGATAATTCAACAGTGCCTACTATTATAACATCAACACTTTCAGTTAATGTAACATCTGTAGGAATTACCAACACATCCAGTGCCTTAGATTTGGATCAATACGTATCGGATGGAGGTGCATGGAATGCTACATTATGCGGAGGAGCAACAACCTACTATGTTAGCGATGCTGACGGTTGGTCAGGGGGGACAAACCAAAGCCAATTAGGTAGTTTAGTTAATGTGCCGTATGCTACTGGTAATATTGTACAAATAAAGTCTACCGCAACAGGTGAGAAATTATGTGTTACTTTAGGCACTTTTGCAAGTGGAGAAACGCCTACATACTATATAGACGAAGGATTCCAAAACCAAGTGAGCACATTTGCTACCTGTACCATCTGTAATAATCAAAACCAATAATTATGCCTAACCAAGTTACACTCACCTTCAACCAGCCCTTGAATGCTTCCGTGCAGGTAGGAGATACCGCTTATTACTCTAACGATGTTAACGGTGAAACCTTACTAATTATAGGGCCCATCACGCAAGTGCTTCGCACGGGGCCAGGCATACCGGATCAAATTGTAGCGGATTTAGTACCCAATATAGTGGGTTCCGCAATAACTACAAGTAGCTTTATATTATTTAGCAAGACAGCTTTGATTAACACAAGTGGATTAAAAGGCTATTATGCCGAAGCTCAATTTAAGAATGACTCAACAGATTACGCTGAATTGTTTTTAGTTGGATCTGAGATATTTGAAAGCAGTAAATAACACGTAATAATAAAAGTATAATAATAAAATACAAAGATATGATAGGAGCCATAGGAGGCGTTGTGTCAGGACTTACTGGAATTGCTTCTGGTATAATAGGCAGTAAAGGTAGAAAAAAAGAACAAGCGGCAGCGCAAGCAGAGTTTAACAGAAATAAAGCAAGAATGGAAGGAGCGGATACCTCTAACCTAAACAAAAACATGGAAAATACCATGGAAGACCTTACGGTCAATACTCAGGCAGCTGAATTTCAAGCTCAGCAACAAGCGGGAGGATTTGCTAATACTATGGATAAACTGTCTTCTGCAGCTGGAGGATCTGGTATTGCAGCTTTAGCTCAATCGATGGCAGGAGCACAAAGCAATGCGGCCCAAGCAGCGTCTGCAGACATAGGTAGACAAGAAGCCGGCAATCAAAGAGCTGAAAGGCAAATGGCTGGCCAACTGCAACAACAAGAAATACAAGGCGAATACGCTTCTAGGGCGGCGGAAAAAGATAAGGTAGACACAATGCTCGGTATGTCTCAACAAAGGCTAGGCGCAGCAAATGAAGCAAGAGATGCGGCAACTGGGGCTATACTAGGGGGCGTTGGTAGTATGATAGGAGGAGCTGCTAGCTTTGGAGCAGGCGGAGGAATGGGTGAAGGTGTTCAAGGATTCTTAAACCCTAGCTAATAAAATAAACTATGGCAAATAATCAATTAATAACAGGAGCGGGTAGAGTAGCTAAAAAGTTTGTAAATGCGGGAGTAGAAATAGGCAAAGGGTTTGCGAGCTCTGGTCTTACAGCAAGGGGATTTAAAAAACCTAATATTGTTACTGAAAATGAAAAGTACCAATCTAGGGTTACCTCTTTAATGGGCAAGATGAAAACAGACATGGACTTTACTTCGTTTTCCCCGGCAGAAACTAGCTCGATGCGTACCTTTTTAGGTTCAGAAAGAAATAAATATGCTGAGGCAGCGAAAGCATTGGCTGGAATGACCGATACGACTTCATCTGAGTATATGGCACAAGTAGACATAATGAATGGTGTCAACAATAGCTTTAAAAACCTAGCGTCTCAAATAAAATCATACAAAAAAAGCAAAGTGGAATTTGTTGAAGGCATGGTTGGGGGAGTATATTCTAGTGGTAACGATCCTAAAAATACTAGACAAAATACTTTAATGTACCTAAATCAATCAATGTATGGCCACAAGGATGCAGACGGCGATGGAGTTAGCGATGAAAAAATGGATGCTCCGTTTACTATAATGGATGGTGGTAATATAGGATTTAATATCGATGGAGAAATAAAGTCATATAATGATACATCTCCGCCTCTATTAAAAGATTATAAATTAGGAGGGGATATACTTACTAAAAACGAATCTGTGCGAAAAGCAGGTGATCTGGTTAGTCCTCAATCTGAAAAATTATACAGAATAGAATTGGAAAGCGCTTTTGCTAGTCAAGACGCTTTAAGGTCATTTATCTACGATTTTGAAGACGAATTTCCTACAGAGGATTTAGGAACCTTGTGGGAAGAAAACCCAGACAATGGGGAAGTAGTTCAGGAAATAAAAAAGAAGCTGATAGACAGGCTAATTACATCCCGCAGAGAAGCTGGACAAGAGGGTTATAACGAGAAGCAGGCTAAAGAGAACAGGTCCTCTAGACATGCAGATAACAAAGCAACTAACGTTGACCTTGATCCAGACACGGGTCAACATTTCCTTGTATTTTCTAATGGCGAAAAAATAGCGGTTAGTAAAAAAAGGCATGATGCAGTTAAAAACCGTGTAGCCCAAGAAATTCCAGATTACGTTCCAGGAACTCCATAATTAAATAATATTAAAATAAATAAATACACATTATGCCTAGATATAAAGTATCTTCAGATATAAACGCAAAGCAATTTAATGTAAAGCCCGAATATTTAGATAAATTTTTAGCGGAACACCCAGGCGCGGTACTCGTTGAAGAAACACCACCTACTGAAAATTTTCAGAACGGAGATGCGGAGACCGATGCGTCTGTAACTCCTCAAGTAGCACCAGCATCGAGTGGGGATTACGTGTTGGAAGATACTTCTTCGGAATCAGTAGAGCAAGAAGAAATTGAGGATGCTCTTACACCGTATTATTTTACCTTTGAAGAATCAAAAGGGCTATCTGAAGATGAACTAGTTGCTAAAATGTATGATCGTTTAGCCTCCGTTGGCTTAACAGTAGACACCACTAGCACCTATAATGATCTTGATGCTATTCAATTAACTAAAGGAGCGGAAGAAGATTTAGGCTTTAGTGATTTACTTTTAAGTGGCAATCCGCTTACGAAAGCTAGAGCACTTAGGAAGGGGCTTTTAAGAGGCATGGACGTAGATGAGTTTTTTGGTGGCGATAATATTACCGAAGTAGGAAAGGACGTTACTGACGAGCAATTAAAAATAAATATAGCAAAGCTTAATAGCTTTATAAAACAAAATGCGGACGTTAATTACACCGAAAAGGCTAGGAAAAATGTAGGCGTAGGATTTGCTAACGATTATGTAGAAGCTACTAAAGTAGAAGATCTGTCTGAAAAAGAAGAAAGAGATCTATTCAGAGAGGAACAAGTTGATGAGTTTGAAGATGTAAAACAAATGGAGTTGGACGCTCAGCTGCTCAGCTCAAGGGGCGGGAGGAGTAGCGCCGTAGAAATAGGGCCAGAAAACTTTTCTAACCCAAATGAATTTGAAAATTATAAAATATGGAAAGCGGGTGGCGTAATACCGGAAGTAGATGATTCTACACTTGCAGCCTGGAATATAAACCGAAAACAAAAAGAAGTAAATAAAAAGTCTAGAAATTATATCGCAGATCTTACCCCAGAAGAAAGATTAGATTACACGGCTTTGGTATTTGATGAGAATAAAGCAATAGCTAATCTAGGCACAACTATAGAGGATTTTAGAACTGACGTAGACGCATTTGATATCGCCATTGAAAAATACGAAGCTAATCCTACACAAGAAGAATATGTTAGCTTACAAAATCAGCAGCTTGAATTATTAGACAAGCAGGGTAGAGTGCAGGCAATGCAGGGCAAAGCTGAAAAAATAGGCTTGCTAGACAGGGCAGAAACCATTCCATTAGCTATAGCTGATCTTAAAAAGAACTACAATAGAATGACCCAGTTAAATTTAGGGTTTAGTTCACTGGGGCAGACCATTGGTTTTGCAGCAATGACTCTTTCTAGCTATGTGGGAGAAAATCAATACGCTATTTTGCCAGGTGTGGACTATGTCCCTTTAAGGCAAATATCCGAACAGTTAGACGCGGAAATAGGTTCTACTTCGTTGTCTCAGGATTTAGCCGCAAAAACAGCTAATAACCAAAACGCTATAGACGTTGACGAAATAAGAAATGCAACAGATGTAGGTAGCTGGCTAATGAATTCTACAGTAAACTTAGCCCCATCTTTATCTATGGCTGCAACAGGGCCTTTAGCTCTGCCGTTGTTTTTTGCGAGCGGAGCCGGTGGTGTATTAGAGGGTAATGCAATAACTCAAAAGGAGGCAGCTAGCAGAATGTTACTTAACAAAAAATGGCTAGACAGTAATCCCGACGCAGACCCCTTGGAGATAGCTATTAGGGAATCTGAAATGGAAAAAGACACCAAAGCGCTTAATATAGCGGATTGGAGAGTGCTAAGCAATACCGCTTTAACTGGATTTGCGGAAGTGTTTTTTGAAAAAATAGGTACAATGACTATCCTTAAGAACATAGGTAGAGGTATAAAACAGCTGCCAACCGCAACTCTCCGTCAAGGCATATATACCGGGAGCAAAGGACTTGTTAAAGGAGCATTTAGAGAAGGAGGTTCGGAATTAGGCACCACTATTGTGCAGAACTTTGGTGAAATATACTTAATGGATGAAGATAAGAACTTTTTTGACGCCATTACAGATCGCGAGGGCTTATTTAAAGGTGGACTAGAGTCATTCGCACAAGGAGCTTTCATGGGGGGAGGTATGACATCTTTGAATTCTATTAAAGCAGTGTCAGCTGGTTTGCAGTCAGAAGCAGCAACTCAGCAGCAGCAGGCTGCAATGCGAGATATAGTTAATAAAATATCCAACTTGACAGGGGTTGATATTCAAAATATAAACAATCTAAGCGAACTTAATTTAGAATTACCTGCTAATGTGCAGCAGGAAATAGATAAACTTGTAAAAGAAGGCGTTGAAATAGAGCAAGATATACTGGATGCTTTTAAAGGGGGGCTACCAGCAGATCAAATCCTTGAACTTGGAGAAATAAATAGGAAAAAAAGACTTATATCTAAGAAATTGATGCAGGCAGCCTATCAGGGTTTGAGTGCGTCAAAGCTTACAGCTTATAAAGATCAATTAAAATCCGATTTTGATAAGCTAGACAAGCAAAGAGAAACTTTGTTAGGATCTCAATTAAAAGAAAGAGCTGTTGAAAACAAACTATCTTTTGATCTTACGCAAGGATACGACGCGTACAGAAATCAAATGTTGGTTGGCACTAGTATAGAGCAAATTGCACAGCAATATGAAAGCCTAGATAGTAAAAATAAGCAAATAGGTTATGATAACGCTAGGGCTGAGCTAAAGGCTTTAGATAAAAAGTTTACAGATGCCGATGTAAAAGCGTTAGCCGCTCAAAAATTTCAAGAAGCTGCTTATCGTAAAAAAATAGAAGCAGGCAAAGCTAATGCGATTGCTTTCGCAAAACAAGCGGGATTAGACGTAGACGTAATAACTGTTGAATCAAAAGAAGATATTATTGCTGCCTTTGAAGAAATAGGCAAAGGGGACTTGCTGGACCAGCCTGCTGAAAAAGGAGGTACTCAAACTCTAAGGGAAGCGATAGAAAGCGGAGTGGTTGAAGGTATGGCTATACCTAATACTAATAAGATAATAGTAGACATAAATAAAGCAGCTAAAAACGGTAGGGTAGGTATTTATGCTCACGAAATACTGCATAAATATGCTCAAGAAAACTACGGCGGAAACCAAAAAGCAATAGACAAGGCCGGAGAAGATCTTTTAGATTTTTTGCAAAAAACGGATAAAAATTTATATGCTAAAATTAAATTCAGACTAGACGAGAGCTACGAAGGATCATCTAACTACTATGAAGAAGCGTTGAATGCCATGTCCGATATTTTTGCTGACGGGTTTAAGCCCAATCCTCCTTTGCTAGTAAAAATAAAAGCTTTTGTAAACGCTTTCTTATTAGGAGCCAATGGTAAGGATACCGAATACTTTAAAACCGGTAAAGACGCGTATTTCTTTGTAAGGGACTTTAACAAAGCTGCTCACTTTGGGCAAAAATACAACAAAAAGCCAAGACCAATAGTAGAGAAAAGTGCTAAAAATCCTGAAGACACTGAAGACGTTTCTTTGTCTAGGTCAAGAAAGCTTACTGAGGCAGAGGAAAACAGGATGGAGGCTATTGACGCAGAGATCGATGAAATAAGCGATGATCTAATGCAGGGCTTTATAGACCAGGATACTCACGACAGAAAAATAGATAAGCTAGAAGAGGAATTAGAAAACATTGAAAATCCTCCTAAAACAGCGGCAGCCAAGCCGAAGCCTAAGCCTAAAGCTAAAAAAGAACTTGATATTGATGCACCGCAAGCATCTAAAAAAGATGAGCAAAGCCTAAGTGATGTTACTGCGAAATCTAAAAAGAAACTAGACGCTATAGGTAACAATCCAGATGGCTTTAACCCTAATGAGGGGGCTATATATGAAGTTTTAGCAGGCATGATCCGTTCTAAAGTAAAAGCATTTAAAACAGCGGGTAACAATATAGTTAATCTTACGAATCTTCCGGGGTTTGAAATGGATAACATGGTTAGCGAAACTATAGCTAGTCTTATACCTTATATAAAGAAGTTTGATCCAGCTAAAAACGACTCCTTATTCGGCTATACAATGGCCCAGCTAGGTAATAGAATGAGAGGTGCGTTAAAGACTGGTAGAGTGACTGAAAACACCTTTACGGAAGACGTAACAGCCGCTAAAGGTATCGTAGCAGAAGAAAGTTCAAATGAAGTAAAAGAAAAACCTAAGTTTAGAAAATTCACAGAGGCTAGCGTGGTATCTACAGAGGTTATCGATGCCATCCGTAATAAACTAAAATCGACAATCCGTACTTTAAAAACTAGAATGGATGTCGCTATATCTAGCAATCGTACAATAACTCCGCTTATAGCTGAGATACAGTACGAAATGGGTAAACAGGCTGATATAGACCTTAAAAAGGCTATGGGCGGTAAAAAAGACCTGAAGCTTAGAAAGTTTTTACTTAAAAACAAAAAGGTCATACTGGAAAATCTTACCACTACATTCTTAATGGGTAAAGACGGAAGCGGTGGAATACCTCAAGCTATACAAAAAAAGATAGATGGCAGATATGTATCCTATCCTGCTTGGGTTGGCAAAAAAATAGACAGAGAAACCACTAGCACTGATAATGCTGGTAGAACATCTGGGGCTGAGCTCACTAGAAGAGTGCCTAATGTAAATAGAGCCGTAACAGATCAAGAGTTTTTATCGCAAGTACTAGATGAAACTGGTAATCCAATAAGAGGTAGAAAAGAAGCGTTGGCTAAAGCTATGGGTGAAGAAATTTCATTTGAAATATTCTCTGCTGATTTAGCAGATCCTGCTAGTGATATAAGTGAAGCGTTTGAAAACAATCAAGAAAGACTGGGGGCGGTGCTTGCTGAAAACTTTATAGAAAAAATAGAAAGAGATATTGACAGGGGAAACATTAAGTTTTCTAAAGGGGTCACGCCACAAAGAGGACGGGAGCTAGCTATACAATTCCGTGGGTCTACTGGTTTTGGAACCGCAAGAGCCCGTAAAAAATTTCAATCCGATTTTCTTAGCAAATTAAACCAAGAAGAAAAAGCGTGGGCTAACGAAAACCTTGTTACGCCTATCAATCTTGCAATAAGTAAGTATATAAAAAAGGATTGGCAAAGCAAAGAAAAAATTGTTGTGGACTTAATTAATAAGTTAGCAGGAGCAATGCCTGGACTTTCTATAATACAAAAAGGAGTACAAAAAGATTCTTTTAAGCCGGACTTAGCCTTTCAGGTAGACGGGGAAAACGTAAACTGGGAAATAAAAGGAGGGAAAACTGCTAGAATAGCCACTGTGTATATATCTAAATGGTTTGATACTGCTAAAACATACGTGGGCAGAAGCGCAGTCCCATCTGATTTTGGAAACACATTGGTTGAAAAAATAAAAGAAAATAAAGAATTAGAAACCATTGTAGATATAATAAAAAAATCATTTAAAACTAACACGTACGTAGACAAGAATGGTAATACTAAAAAACTAGATCCTAAAGATCGTATAATAAAAGACGAAGGAGAAAATTTAGGATATAAAATGCCTTCTTGGTATTATCATGAGATAATACAGCCTTTGCTTCTTGGAGCTGAACAAAAGTTTGTTGTCGAAGGGGGGCTTGATATTGCCTCAACGTTGTATAATTCTAAAGACGTAAATTACATAACTTTTGCTGACCTAGGCAATTTTGTTATGGGGCCCGATTACTTGGGAACGGGGTTACCAGAATTAAAGGGAGACGCAGAAGTTAGGATTAAAGCTAGATCAAATTATTCCGGAGAGGGTAAATTTGTTACCTTAAACATGGTAGCTGAGCTACAAGTTACGAACATAAGCGCCAACGCATTAGGTGATAAAAGTTCTTCTAATATGTTTAATGAAGAATCTGCTATTGCTACTATAGACAAAATACTTAACACCAAATTGTCTATAACGAAGCAGACCGCTATAGATAACACAGCGAGCATTAAATACTCTCAAACGCCTAAGGGTATTAGCGTATTTGACTTTGACGACACGCTGGCCCGCACGAAAAGTAATGTGCTATACGTTATGCCTGACGGCACGAAGGGTAAGCTAACCGCTGCTCAATTCGCCGCTAAATCCGAAGCAATGCTGGATCAAGGTGTTGAGTTTGACTTTAGTGAATTCAGTAAAGTAATGAAAGGCGAGCTAGGACCATTGTTTAGCGAAGCACAAAAGAAAGAAGGCAAGTACACCAACAAAGACATATTTGTTTTAACTGCAAGACCAGCGAATTCCGCTAAAGCGATACACGAATTTTTAAAGTCTGAAGGACTAAACATACCTATAGAGAACATCACAGGCTTAGGTAACGGATCGCCACAAGCCAAAGCTGATTGGATGGTTGGTAAGATAGCCGATGGCTACAACGATTTCTACTTTGCTGACGATCACATGGGCAACGTTAAAGCTGTGGGTAAGGCACTTAAAGGCAAAGGCGTTAAAGGACAAACAGAATTATCCATAGTAGATTTTAAAAATCAACCTAAGGCCGTAAGAGACATACTTAATACGTTTGATGTTAAAGGCCCAACACAAAGATCTAGAGTTAAATTCAGTAGATCATCAAATAAAAACTTTAACGATATGCTCGAAAGAGCTTCCGGTATAAAATCTAGAAAAAGATTAACAGAGGTAGAAGGGCGTCAACTGGGTAAGAACAAAGGCAGATTCAAAATATGGATGCCTTCTTCGCTTGAAGATTTCAGAGGCCTTACGGAATATACATTTGCAGGCAAAGGTAGACAGGGAGAGGCTGACCAGAAGTTTTTCCAAGATGCCTTGGTTACACCGTACTGGAGAGGTATAAATGAAATGGACCAAGTTAAGCAATCACTTAAAAATGGATTTGCGGCACTTAACAAGAAGTTTAAACCTGTGCTGAAAAAGCTTGGTAAAAAAATTCCGGGTATGGTGCATACGCATGATCAAGCACTAAGGGTATACCTTTGGAATAAAGCCGGGTACGAAATACCTGGGCTTACTAGAAAGCAAGAAAGAGAACTTGTTAGGTATGTTCAGAATGATGCTGAACTATTAGCTTACGCTAAAGGAGCGCTGCAAATGTCTCAAAGAAAAGAATGGTCTAAGCCTTCTGATTATTGGGACGTACAAACCATATTGTCCGATATTAATAACTTTACGGAAAAAGCGGGTAGAAAAGAATACCTTAAGGAGTTTATTGACAATGCCGATTTAATTTTTAGCGAGGCTAACCTAAATAAGGTAGAAGCTATATACGGAAAAGACCATAGAGAAGCCATTGAAGATATTCTATACCGAATGAAAAACGGTACGAATAGAGCTGCTGGTATGAAAAAGAACGAGCAAAGATGGAACAACTGGTTAAACAACTCAATTGGAGCTATCATGTTCTTTAACAGAAGATCTGCATTACTACAAACGCTATCTACTGTAAACTTTGTAAACTGGAGTGACAATAATCCAATGAAGGCAGCGGCAGCATTCGCTAATCAAAAGCAATTTTGGTCTGACTTCGCTATGATATTTAATTCAGCAAAATTAAAGCAAAGAAGGTCAGGATTAAAAACAGATGTTAATGCGGCTGAACTTGCCAGCGCAGTCACGGGAGCTACGGACAAAGCATCTGCGGCATTGAATTATTTACTTAAAATAGGATTTACACCTACACAAATGGTAGATAGTTTTGCTATCGCATCAGGTGGAGCTACCTTCTATAGAAATAGGTTAAAGACTTATCTAAAAGAAAAGAGTGCAGATGGAGAACCTAAGTATACACAGAAGGAAGCTGAAAAGCAAGCTTTTGAAGACTTTAGTAAAATTTCAGATGAAACACAGCAATCAGGTGATCCTGCTTTAATATCCTCAGATCAATCTAGTTCACTTGGTAGGGTTGTTTTAAATTTCATGAACACACCTATACAGCTAAATAGGTCAATTAAAAAATCTGCTCAGGATATATACAACAGAAGAAGAACGCCGGGTATGTCGCAAGCACAAAGTGACTTTTCTAATTTCAGTAAAATAATATATTACGGGGCTATTCAAAATGCTATTTTCTCATCTCTACAAGCCGCAATGTTTGCGCTTATACCAGGATTTAATGACGATGAAGAAAAGGAAGGCGATTTGACTATGCAGGAAAAAACAGACAAAAAACTTTTTCAGGTTATAAATTCAATGGTAGACACTACTCTTAAAGGAGGATTTGGTTTACCTGGAGCGGTTGTATCTATTTTAAAGAACGCTATAATAGAATACAAAAAGCAGGAAGACAGAGGATTTTTAGCAGACGATTCTAAAACCCTTATAGCGCTACTTAATATATCACCAGCGGTAGGATCAAAAGGAAGAAAGGTAGTTAACTTTATTAAAACAGAAAGGTTTGACAAAGAAGTTATAAGCGAAAGAGGCTGGGATGTGACCATAGACGGTAAATTCAATTTAAGTCCTAGGTGGTCTTCTGCAGGTAATCTTATTGAAGGAACACTTAATATACCAACAGCTAGGGTAGTTGATGAACTTAATTCAATAACAGAAGCCCTAGATTCTAGAAACACTGCATGGCAAAGGATAGCTTTAGCATTAGGTTGGAAGACTTGGAACGTTGGATCTAAGAATGAGGAAAACGACTTAATAGAGGTAAGGATAAAGTCAGAAAATAAGGAGCGCAAAAAAGAAGAGAACAAGGAAAAAAGAAAGCAGAAGAAACTTCTAGAGGAAATGGAGGAGAAAGACAGAAGATCTAAATTATCGCAAGATGATAGAGACCTAGAAGACTGGGAAAAAAGACAGCGAAGAAAAATAAAATCTAGAAATACAAGAGCTAAAACCAAAAAGAAAAAAGATTCATTGGCGTATGTAGAAAATGAAAGGTTTAGAGCTGCGCTAGCTAAAAAAAGAAAAGAAAAAGAAGAAGCTAATAAAAATAAATAACTATGAACTTACCAATAACAACTAGAGTAGCTAAAGCTAGAGGCGGCGCCTGTTCCCCTGCTAAACAATTAAGAAAAGCACAAAGTACAAAAATAAACAAGCGAAACCCAAACGCTAAGGAAACACCTAAAGGCGTTACGTACGGTCTTCGTGACTCATCAAAATCTTGTCTAGGTAAGCCATGCGGCGGAGCTAGGGATGCATCTCCTGCTAAACAAATGGACAACAAGCGTTCTACAAAAAGATTTGCTAGGGCAGAAAAAGTAGCCGACAAAGGAAAAAAAGCGGTTGACGAAGGAAGAGATAGGAAAGCTGATAGGCTATTAAAAAGAGCTGCTAGAATAGAAGATCGCGCTATTAGAACAGAGGAGTACGAAAAAAACTATAAGCCACGTAGTAGAAAAGGGGTAATGTAAAAAAATAAAGCATGAGCATAAGCGAAATAAAACTGTACTTAATAAACGGAGGCACTTTAGGTGTAACAACATTCACGGGAATAGAGGACTGGCTAAAAATATTACTTCTACTTATAACCATAGGTTATACATTGACAAAATGGGTATCCTTGAATAAAAAAAATTAAGAAGAATGAGATTAACAGCAAACTTTAATTTAAGCGAATTCCAATGCAAATGCGGGTGTGAGATGACCCGTAGTGTAATGGAAAATGTATTCAGGCTAGCGGATACATTGCAGTTTCTGCGGTTTAGAACGCAAAGCAGAATAAACATTAATAGCTCGTATCGCTGTGAGGAACATAACAAAAGCATCGGCAGTAAATCTACAAGTCAGCATGTATTAGGTAAGGCTGCTGATATTACTGTAGAAGGTATGACTCCTGAAGAGGTAGCTACGTTGATTGAAAGATTAATGGCTGAAGAAGTACTAAGCTCCGGCGGAGTAGGAAGATACAATACATTTACACATATAGACATGCGAGGTAAAAACGCAAGATGGGATAACACAACTAAATAAAAATCATGGGAAACTGTTTAAAACCAATAACAACAAGAGTAAGAAATGCCCGAAGCGGTGTGAATATACCTAAAGGCATGGAAATATCAATGAATGCCGATGGGTCCGGCGGAGCTGTGCCTGAGGTTAATCCTTCGCCAGCAAAAATTAAAAATGCTGCTTACGAAAAATCAAACCGTAAAATGCGATCTGATTATACGAAAGAAACCGGAAAGACATTAGGTAAAAGACATTTATCAGGTACTAGCCCTAGAAGAGTTTCATTTGCATGCAGATTTGCAGGTATGAAAGGAGCTATGAAAGATGAGAAAGGTGAGCCAACAAGAAAAGCAATGGCTTTAAAAAAATGGGGATTTGGTAGCGTTGGAGCAGCGTCTAGCTTTTGCAGTAAAAACAAAAAGTCATGAGAACAAAAGGAATAGGGCCTCAAGGTTTAGGTATAAAGGGTAATAACGGATATATAATAGGGTCTCCCGCTAAATGCTGGCAAGGATACGAACGAGTACCGGGAACTAAGAAAAACGCAAAAGGAAGTTGTAAAAAAAAATAAACCTATGAAAAAACTAAAAAGCTATTGGAATAAGCTAATGTATCGGCTTATGTTTAAAAACTATAATGAATAAAAAAACGCCAGTAATTAATTTTACTGGCGTTTTATATTGTAAACATATATGCTTACTATCCATCACATGCGAGACAATCCTCATCCATTGCGGACGCGGCAATATCCCCTCGCAGCACACTTTCTGTTCTTGTATAGTATAAGGTTTTAACACCTTTCTTCCAAGCTTCCATGTGTACTTTGTTAAGCCATTTAGGAGTTGCCTCCGCTGGAAAAGCAAGATTTAAACTAACAGACTGATCTACATACTGTTGTCTTAATCCGGCCTGGGCAATGAGTTCCAGCTGATTGATCTCTTTAAATGTCTTAAAAACTTCTTTGGCAGGTATGTTATGATCACCAACGGTAATATCATCCAACCCGTCAATATCCTGTACTGAACCACCGTCAGCCAATATCTTATTCCATGTTTTTTCATTGTTTAAGTTATGTTTTTCTAGTAGTTTAACAAGTGTTAGGTTTTTCCTAATAAAAGTACCTTTAGCGCTTTGCTCTGTGAATACATTAGCAGCCCATGGCTCTATTCCCGGAGAAACATTTCCACTAAGCTTGCTATTAGAAACAGTGGGAGCAACAGCACGCAAGTGAGTATTACGCATACCAGTACCAGCACACCATAAAGGTTCTCCATAAATTTCAGCAAGATCCATAGAGGCTCTTTCGCTTTCAATTTTGATTTGCGAAAATATCTTCCTAGTTTCAAACTGAGATAATAAACCTTCGAAAGGAATACCTTTCTCTTGGAGATACGTATGCCATCCAAGGACTCCCAAGCCCAATGCTCGCCCTTTCTGCGCAGATCGTATAGCATTTTCGAATCCGCGTAACCCCTTGGCTCTTTGAATAAATTCCTCCATAACTCCGTCAAGAAAGAACGTGGCGTCATAGATAAGGTTAGTATCTTTCCACTCTTCATATTTAGCTAGGTTTAATGATGATAAGCAACATACAAAACTGTGGCTTTCATCGGTGTGTAATGTAATCTCTGAACATATATTAGTCATGTGAACCTTTAATCCATTTTCTTTATATGCTTCTGGATTTGCTTTGTTAACATTCCCTTTAAACATAATGTACGGTTCTCCAGTTGCTTTTCGCTTTCTAAGTAGTTTACTCCATCGAGTCCTTGCATCTGCATCTCCTTGTTCAAGTTTTCGCATAAATTTATCACCAACAATTGCGCACTGATGAAGGTTAAGTGATTGCCTGTTGACATCCCCTTTAGGTTCTCTAATCTCAAGCCACTGTTCGAAATCTCCATGTTCAATATTGATATTAACTGAGGCAGCTCCGCGACGGACAGATCCTTGATTAGTTGCGAGAATTGTTGAGTCAAAAATTTTAGCGAAGGGTACGACTCCATCTGATGTTCCATTACCTGTTATATTACTGCCAGCGGGTCTAATTTGATTAATACCAACGCCAACTCCACCGCCATGCTTAGCGAGTAACATCATTTCTAAATTCTTTTGTCCTATATCTTGGATGCTATCAGCCACATCAATCCCGAAACAGCTAATAGGCAAACCCCGATCAGTACCTGTGTTAGATAATACTGGGCTAGCGAGGCAAAGCCAACCATTCCAAATGTATTGGAAGAACGTTTCCGCCATTTCCGGCTTGTATAACCTACGAGCAACTGTTTTAGATACCCTATGGTATGCTTCTTTTGGTGTTTCTCCATCATATAAATATCCTCCTGATATAGTTTTCTTATATACTTCTGTATCACCCCACTCAGGGTAATCATCTCCTTTAATCCAATTTTTGTTCCACATCTACGTCTGGTTGTTTAGCTTGGTTTTCTAATAATTTATCTATAGCTTCCTTGTACCCTGGCATCAATTTAATGGTCTCTAACAAGCCCTGAGTTAACGTGTTTATATGTACTATGTTTTGTATATTATTGTGCAGAGCTTCGGCTATTTTGCCCATGTCATGCTTCATATTCATTAAAGTTTGTTCTTTCATTTTATTTATTTTTTAGTTTACCAAATGTCTTCAAAGTCTTCTCCCTCACCTGCTTTCGAGTAATCTGTCGACCTAAGCGCGAAAAAATCAGTATGGGTAACGCCCCCGGTAAGATGGTAAAACCAATCAAGATTGCCCGCTGCATTGGGGTCATACGCAAAATACGATCCCAGGTCGACGTAACCAAGTTCCACAAGTTTTTCATTTGTTCTTTTCTTTATAAAGTGTTTAAGATCGTTTGCGGATATACCTTCAATGTCACCCATTTCAAACATCTTATCTATATACTTTGTCTCCAGCTTAACCATTATTTCGGCAGCTTCTATTATGTCTTCCCGACATAAGTGCAGTAGTTGATCGTCTTCATCACACATATCGCGAAATAGTTTACAACCCATCTTGCTGTGTAATGATTCATCTCTCACTGACCACTTCATCTGTTGCCCTACTCCCTTAAGTAAATTACGTAACTGAAAAGAATACAAGACAGCAAAAGCAGAATATAAACTAACACCTTCCGCGAAGGCGCTGAATACCGCAAGTGATTTCGCAACACCGATATTAGAATCACCGCTATAAGCGACCAAATTATCAAATCTATCGGCTGTGGCAGGCTCATGTAAAAATGCTTCATAATCTTCTAGTCCTAGCGTTTCGTTTAAGTAACTGTAAGCTACAGCATGTACAGTCTCCTGAGATCCAAACATCATAGCCATTTGTTGTATTTCGTATTTAGGAAACCATCCTACTACATTCTGCGTCCAATAGTCAGATACTGCGCATTCAGTCTGAGCAAAGCCTAGCAGGATGTTGCCCACTAGGTTTTTCTCTTTGTCATCTAACTTCTCGTTCCAATCTTTAATATCACTTTGCATCGATATTTCGGTGTGTAACCAAAATGCTTGTGCTTGTTTAAGCCAACCCTCAGTATAATACTCAGGGTATTCAAACGGCTTGTAAGGTATTCTTTTATCTCGTAATCCCATCTACTTTCATCATGTATTTAATTGTTTGTAATGTTGCTCTCCAGTATTCCATGTGAGCTAGCATATCAGCTTTTTTAACGCTCATATCGACTCTATTAAAGTCACTAAGTATTTCGTCTACAAAGAAACTAATGGTCTCCATCTGGACTTTCATTTCGTCGTTTGTCATACAAACTTTGTAAAGGCTATGTCGATAAACGGCACGTATAGCACGTGAGTTACGAAATCTTTTTCTTCATACGATCTAAATCCAAATAATATTCCTGGGTATCTACCTATTTCTAGCAGCCATCCTGGCTTGTTGTCATCTTCTTTCATGTACATTTTATATTATGTTTATTTTGTTGTTTAACTAATTCCTTATACTTGATCTTGCCTCTTGTATTCCAGCTCCACTTCCACCATTTTTCTATTTGGCGTTCTACGTATTTTTTTCTCGCTAGTGCTTTCGCTTCTCTAGGATTATTCGAACTGTCTCGTCGCATGTAACTTGGTTTGAAGGTTTATATAATGTTATGCCAGGGAACTGACTAACAACTAACTGCTTGAATAGTTTCCATCGCATTGGAAATGATTCGTTTGCTCTGCCTTTGGTTTCTATTATGAAATCATCGCCAATAAAATCAGGAGTATACTTGATAGGTAATATTCTTTTGTTACCTCTGTTTTTAAAATCCCCTTTGCCATTGCTTTGTTTCTCATAAACCTCGTTATCAAAATGGAATCCATTTAATAAAACAAAAGTTTCACCTTCGTATTTGCATTTTATACCTGCGTTTTTTAAAGCAACCCACATATATTTCTCAAGCCCGGAGGCAAAGTCGATACCGTCATACGATACCTTCTTTGCTCTTACTGGACCTCTTTTCTTTGAGCTCTTTTTAAACTTTTTCATTTTACAGGGTTTTTGCAAACGTTCCGTTAGTCATAGATCCTTTTCTATTCTTGATCTCGTCGTAAGCAGCATCAATACAGTGCTCTATATCATACCCTTCTAACTTGGCTAGATTAGTTAATACAACAACCATATCACCAATAGAGTCAACTATCTCGCGATTATTCTTGGTTAGAAGCGCTTTAGCTAATTCACCAGCTTCTTCCATGAGCTTTACGTATTGTGTTTTAGAATCACCTAATTTGTATATACCTCTTTCTTCAGCCCACTCGCGTATCAGATCAAAACTTGATGGAGTAAATATAGTTGCTAAGTCACCCGCACTAGACTCCTTAGCTTTTTTAAACAGCTTTTCTTTCCTTAGCTCGTCTACGAATGATAACAACGTTTTATTATAAACGTATGATCTTGAGTTTCTAAAGTGTGAAGTACGTGCATTTTTCAATATCCAGTCTTGCTCTTTTTGATTAAGAGTTACCTTAGAGCCATCTATAGACAGTTTTAACCCTGTGCTTTTAGCAAGGTATTCTTTTAAATCCGTTTTTCCTACTGGAAAAGTTACTGTTTGGTCTGTAATGTTTATTGACATTTTATTATTTTTTTTATTAAATTGATTAGATAATATTTTGTAACTATTGAAGTCCGCTTTATAGCCATAAGACTTTTGAAGTTCTATCTCCATATCAGATATATAATTTATATCTTCGCTTGTAAATAGAACCTCGTATTCGTCTGAAGTATAGCCTTGCTCCTTCGTAACCCTCTTATTAAGATCACGTGTAACTCCGATCTTTTTATTAGGTATGTGATAAATATAATACATATTTATTTTTATTTGCCAACACTCAGCGGCGCTTTTATTGCCGGGTAAGGGTTGTAGATTAATAATTTAATTTCAAAATCTTCTGGGATATTTAATCCGCCTAGTAGATTATAACTTAGCCCTCTTTCTAATTCGAGCTTAGGTAATGCTCTGTTAGGCCTATTTAAGTATTCTCTGGCTTGATCCAAATGATTGTTGTACAAATGACAGTCTCCAAGCTGTCCTATTAGCTGTCCAGGCTTCAAATCAGAGCCTTTGGCCAACATCTCTAAGAGTAAGCCATACATTGCAATATCGTACGGCAGGCCAAGAAAAATATCAGCGGATCTTTGTTGCCACATTAGATCTATAACGCCATCATTTACATAAACCTGAAAAGCATAATGACAAGGAGGTAAAACCATATCCGGCATATCAGCAGGATTCCAAGCTGAAACCATCATACGACGACTGTCAGGATTAGCACGTATAGCATGAACAAGGTTTTTAAGCTGGTCTACACCTTTAAAATCACGCCATTGCTTGCCATATACTGGGCCTAACGTTTCATCTGTTCTACCTGAGCGTTCATAATCTGGTCTCCAGTATTTAACCCCATTGTCTTCAAGATACTTTAGATCTGTCCTGCCGTTTAATATCCACAGCAATTCAGTTCTTGCAGCATTAAAGCTTATCTTCTTTCCTGTAAGTATAGGGAAGCCCATTGACATATCATGCTTGATTGTTCTTCCGAACACAGATCTCGTTCCAGTTCCAGTTCTATCTTCTTTAGCAACTCCTCTGTCGAGTACTTCTGCCATAAGCTCTCTGTATTTGTCCTCAATATTAATCATGCTTAGGTAATATGCTTTTTAGTTTTTCCACGTAGTTAGCTGCGTCTAGTAATTCTTCTTGCAAGTGTTGTAACCACTTCTGTAAGTCCGGCGAATCTTCGTCTAAAGTTACACCATACTTTTTATATCCCACATCGGATCTGCTTACTAGTTGATCGCATACTTTTTCAATAATTGGATCTCTGAATGTTACTTCTTTTGTTTTCATTTTTAATTGTTCGATTAGCATTGCATCGTCGGAATCCATTTGTTTTTTAGTCATCATTGATTTGATTTTTTATAAT